TACAAGAGATTAAAACAGGTATAAACATAAAATTTTAATAAATGCAAATAAGCAAACATATTTCTTATAAAGAAGCAGTACATAGCGCAACAGCTAAACGTAGAGGTATCGAAAACGTACCTAACGAAGATCAATTAGATAATATGTATAAAGTAGCAGAATTTATATTTGAGCCTTTAAGATTGTATGTAGGTGGTCCGATAAAAATAACCTCTTTTTTCAGAAGTCCAGAAGTCAATATAGCGATCGGAGGGTCAACAAAATCACAACATTGTCAGGGACAAGCAATTGATGTTGATGACGTGTTCGGTTATAAAACCAATTATGAAATGTTTAACTACATAAGAGAGAATTTAGATTTTGACCAACTAATATATGAATTTGGCTCTAATGATAATCCGGATTGGGTACATTGTTCTTATGTGTCAAAAAAAGAAAATCGTAATAGAGTTTTAAGAGCGATAAGAGAAAACGGAAAAACAAGATACGAATTATATTAATGGACTTTTCGGTTATACTTTTATTACCAAACGGCATAAATATTGGGTTTAATTATTTCCCAGCAAACGAAGAATTTAATTATGAAGAGTTAAATATATATTTATTATTTGTTCAATTAAAATGGAGATTTTATTATGAGTAAAAAAAAATTTAAAGAAACTACAGTAGGAAAATTATTATTAGGTGCAGCAAGTGTTATAAATCCTACGCTTAGTAATGTGTTACAAGGTGTTACAACGCCGCAAGAAGCAATTGCCGAAATAACTAAGTCAGACGCCCCTCAAGAAGATAAAATTAAACTTCAACAATTAATATACGATCAGCAGACAAAAGAGATGAATGAGATTAGCGCTAGATGGAAAGCTGATAGTATGTCAGATTCTTGGTTAAGTAAAAACGTGCGTCCATTAGTTTTAGTGTGGTGTATTGTTATATTTTCTTTTGCAGGTATATTAGATAGTATTGAAAATGTGCCTTTTCATATTAACGATACTTGGAATGATACATTTGAAAAAATTATGATGTCCACAGTCTTAGCCTATTTTGGAGGACGCTCGAGCGAAAAAGCTATTGGTTTATTTAAAAAATAGGCATATATATAATTTATATATATTATTTATATAGTAAGTTGTTTAAGCAACATGTATATATTATTTATATATATAATAAAATTATATAAAAATTTTGTAAATTAAAAATAAATTTTTGAAAAAAGTTAAAAGAAAAACTCTTGTTAAAAAATTAGATGCAATATTTAGCGAATATATAAGGCGTAAATATGCCGACAAAAACGGTATAGTTAAATGTTATACTTGTAATAAGAAAGCATATTGGAAAGGTGAGGGTATGCAAAATGGACATTTTATTAGTCGATCTAGTAGAATATTAAGGTGGAGACAAGACAACTGCCGTCCGCAATGTTACGCGTGTAATTGTATGAGATACGGGCAGGCTTATATTTTCGGTGCTAATTTAAATAAAGAATATGGATTTAATAAAGCAGAGGAATTGTTAATAGAAAGTAAGAAAATTATTAAACAATCTGATCAAGATTTATTAGATTTGATAAATATATATAAACAAAAAGTAGAGACATTATAGTTTTTTTTTCCTTTGTTTTGAAGAGGTTTATTTCGGTAAGCCTCTTTTTTTTTACTAACAATAGTTTATTTTTAAAATATTTTTTATAACTTTAATAAAAATTAAAATTATGGAAACACCAAAAGATCAACTTATAGAAATGTATTATAGAAGAATACAAGCTATGGAATTTAAAATTAATCAATTACAAACCAAATTAAATAAAAACAATGAAAGGAAAAATAACACACATTAGTCCAAGAGGCGAATATTCAAACGCTTCGGGAGTATTTAACAAGTATCAAGTAAGATTTGATGACGGTAAAGAATATAACTTTCTCGCAAAAGGAGATTTTAAAAAGTCTGTGGGAGATTTAGTTGATTACAACGTAACCAATGAAGAATACAAAACAGCTAAGCTAGAATACAATCCTCAACCTATAGTAAACAACAATAGTAAAGATCAACTTATTATTCGTCAATCAATGGTAAAGGCAGCTTGTGAATTTCACAGCAGTCGTCCACAATCAGACATCCATACAGTTTTAGCGGATAGTCAATTATTAATAGATTTTATAAACAAATAAAAAATGAGCCAAATGTCAATAAAAGGAAAAGTAAAAAAAATAACAGAAGTAGAAGAAAAAGGTAATTTTAGAGTAAGAAAGTTAATATTAGAAACAATGGATAAATATCCACAAGTAGTAGCTCTTGATTTTACTCAGAACAATGTTGGATTGCTAGACGACCCTATATGTAAAATAGGAAACTATGTAGAAGTGTTTTACAACGTAAGAGGTAGAGAGTGGACTAATGCAAACAATCAAATCCTTTATTTTACTAGCTTACAAGGATGGAGAGTAAGAGAGTATAAAGAGGAGGTCTCCACATACGACCAAGCACCAGACAGAGAAGATGATCTTCCATTCTAATTAACTTTTAAAATATAGGGGGTTTCGTGCCCCCTTTTTTTATGCTTATAAACTACGATGAACATATAAATAAACTAAACGACTTTAGAAAAGGTAAAGTTAAAGAGGCTTTAAAGTTAGGTAATAAAGAACTAGACGCTTCATTCCGCTTTGTTGCCGGAAATATGAATTTTATACTAGGGCATAATAATGTTGGAAAAACACATTTTACTTTTTATCTTATGTTATTATACTCACTAAAACACAATATTAAATGGTTAGTTTTTTCGTCAGAAAATGATGCAGTACAGCTAATAAAAAAATTAATTGAATTTATTGAAGGCAAACCAATAAATAAAATTCAAGAATCAGATTACGAACAATCAAAAGAATTTGTATATAATCATTTTAAATTTGTAGATGTAAACAGACAATACACTTATAAACAACTTTTAAAGTTAGCCACAAAAGTTAAAGAAGCTTGGGATTATGATGGATTACTAATTGATCCTATAAATTCATTAAAGAAAGATTTAAGAAACACAAACGGCTATGAATACAATTACGTTCAATTAACCGATATTCGCATTTTCTCTAAAACACATAATATATCAACTTGGATATGTGCACATGCTGTAACCGAGGCATTAAGAAGAAAACATTCACCAAATCATGAATATGGGGGCATGACTCCTCCTCCCACAATTGGAGATAGCGAGGGAGGCGCTGTAAATGGAAATCGTTGTGATGATTTTTTAATATGTCATCGTTACATAAGTTCGCCTGATGCTTGGATGTATACAAGACTTTATGTAGCAAAAGTAAAAGAAATGTCTTTAGGATATAAACCAACAAGTCACGAATCTCCAATATTATTTAAATCAATATTAAATAATGTAGGCTTTGAAATAGGCGGTTATAATTTAATTAAATATCGAACTAATAAACAATTAAAAATTGACAACTCTCGAAAAGCTTGCTAAAAAACATAAAACTTGGATTCGCTACGTCATTTCGTTCGGTTGTGATCCCGCTATAGCCGAGGACATAGTTCAAGAGTGCTATATAAAAATTGACAAATTATTATCAAAAGGTTTAAATATTAATTACGGTGAAGAAATTAATTATTTTTACGTATATAAAACATTGAAAACATTGTATGGAGATTTATTAAGACAAAATAAAAAAATAAAAAAAGTTGATATAGATGCTTTAAACAAGTATATAATTGAAGAAGAAGAGCAGGTAAAAAATATTGATGTATCAAAAAAAATGCAAGAGCTAAACAAAATTTTAAATTCAATTTATTGGTATGATCGCAAAGTTTTTGAAATTATATCAAGTGGAGTAACTATTGCAGAACTATCACGAAAAACAAATATAACATATGCCTCGTTATATAATACATATAAGAATGTTAAAAATACAATAAAAAAAAATATACAATGGGATTAGGGGATTTAATAGAAAAAATCACGACATACACAGGAATTAAATGGATTGTTAAAAAAATTTACGGCAATGATTGTGGTTGCGATAAGCGAAAAGAAAGAGCAAACAAAGTAAAACTATGGTAGAAAAAGACCGAAAAAAATGGGAAAAGTTTTTAAATAGAAAAAATCAAAGCGAATTAAACAGGCAACAAATAAAGCTTGTAGCACGTTTACATTCTGAATTGTATAACCATAAATATTCTGAGCCTTGCACTTGCAATGGTAAAATATATAGAAGTTGGATTGAAGAAATAAATAAAAAATATAAAAAAACAAATTAATTATGCCATTACCAAAACCAAAACAAAACGAAACAAGAAAAGACTTTATGCAAAGATGCATGAATAACAGTGTTATGATTACAGAATATAAAGACGCAAATCAAAGAATTGCAGTCTGTTCGTCTATTTTTAAAAAAAAATAAGCCTTTTTATAGATAAAAAAGTAAAAAAAGTAAAAAAAGTTGCAAAAAATTTTTTTTTATTAACATTTGTTTGTATATTTATACTATAATTAAAAACAAAACAAAATGAAAAACACATTAATTAACAAGTACACAGAAAGATTAAATCAATTAACAAGAGAGGGTAAAAAATACTCTACTAAATGGTTTGAGATTAACAAACAAATACTAATATTAAAATACAAAAAGTAATTAACTCGGGGGGAGTAAAATCCCCCTTTAAAAACAAAACAAATGAAAACACTTATAGATGAATTAGTAATATTAGAAGACTACGCAGTAACAGGTACGTTTAAATGGCGTTCGGAGATTGATCCTACTTGGGAACCGATGATTTGGAATGAAACTTTTGAATGTTGGACTAAAAATTATTGTGGATAAAAAAATAAACAATCTTAAAGAAATGGAGATATGGGCAGATATTCATTATCTCGCTGGTATTATATTAAAACAAAGTAAGAAAAAAAAATCTAACACTCTTAATGATATGGCTGCGGCTATTTCTAGACTTACTTTTTACTTTCACGAAAACCTTAATAATAAAAAACTTTATCAAAAAGCTATATCAGATTATAGATTAGCAAAAAACAGAGCTATTGAAAGAGCAAGAAAAGCAGAGGGTGAAAATCAAAAATTAAAAATTAAATTACAAAAAAATGGTTATAGACAATGAAACATTTGGACACTTTAGAATATTAAAACAAATGAAAAACAAAAAAAAAGTAGATGATGATTTATTAAAAGCTAAACAACTTTTAAATAAACATGGTTTTACAGTTATAGATTTAAAAAAATAAAAACCGAATGTCAAAGGATAATAATAATATTTTGCTTAACGCGAATGAAATAATATTTAATCGTAAAGAAGAAAAGCAAAGACAATATGGGCCGATTGATGAATCAATAACTAAAGCCGCCCGCGTTGCATCAGAATTAACAAATAAAGATATTACAACTGAAGATATGTATAAATGTCTTATAGCTCTTAAAATAAGCCGTATGGCATATAATATAAAGAAAGATACAATGCTTGACTGTGTAGGATATATAGCCGCTTTAGATTCATTTAAAAATGGCGGATATGAGTAAATTTGAAAAAAAGTATAAAAAATTATTACACAGTTGTTTAAATAAAGGAATTAAATGCGAAAATCGAACAGGTATTGATACATATAAATTATTTAATAAATCTTTAAGGATAAATATAAATAAAGGTTTTCCGATCATAACTGGTAAAAAAATATTTTTTAAAAAAGCATTAGCTGAATTTAAATGGATATATGAAGGCCGAACAGATTTAAATTATTTACATAAGCATAATATATATTGGTGGGATGATTTTGCAAAAAATAATGATTTAGGTAAAGTGTATGGTTATCAAATAAGAAAATTTAACGGAGTAATAGATCAAATAGAATATGTAAAAAAAGAATTATTAAATAATTCAAGACGCGCAATTATTACATTATGGAATCCGTCAGAATTACACGAACAAGCATTGCCTTGCTGTTATACACAATTAAATTTTGTTAGAATAAATTCTTCTTTAAATCTTTCTATATCTTTTAGAAGTTCAGATTTATTTTTAGGGCTACCATACGATATAATATTTGGAGCTTTGTTTTTACAAACTATTGCAAATGAATTAAAACTATTGCCGAATCAATTAGCATTAAACTTAGCGGATGCGCATATTTATAAAAATCATAAAAATCAAGTATTAAAATATTTAAATGAATCAATATATAAATTACCAAAATTAACAGGTGATTATAATAATTATACTTTAAAAAATTATAAAAGCGGTGATTATATAAAAGCAAAATTAGTAGTATGAGTTATTTTAGTAAAATACGCCTGTGGGCAAAAGAAAAAAACATTTTAGATCAAGGGGATATAAAAACACAATATATAAAATTGCAAGAAGAATCGGGGGAATTAGCCGAGGCAATACTAACAAATAATAAAAAAGAAATAAAAGACGCTATAGGCGATATGGTAGTGGTATTAACTTCATTAAGTTATTTTAGTGGTTTCACAATAGAGGAAGCAATTGAATCAGCTTATAATGAGATAAAAAATAGAGAAGGTAAAATAATTAATAATACATTTGTAAAAAACTAAATATGAGAATAGTTGCTAAAAAACCATCATGGAAACATATAACATTTAAAACGCCTAAAATAGCATTTGCAGAATGGGCTAAGAACGGAGTAAAAATAAAAATAAAAGATGAAGAATATATTTTTAAATCCCATGATGAAATACATCAATTAAATGTTTGTATTAATCCTTCTTTTCACAACACTGATTCTTGTTACATAACAGTATCAGAATTAAAAAGTATATATGAAAAGAGCAAAAGAAAACAAACAATTAAATTGTTAAATGGCCAATTATATAATAAAGATGAATTATTAAAAAAAATGTATAATGATACTTTTTATTACGGCGAATTAGGGAAACACGCTTTAAGTTCTTCGGCTATTAAATATTTATTAGATTCGCCTAAAAGTTATGCAAGAAGTTTAAACTTTTCAACAGACTCCCGAGCTTTTAAAATGGGCAGGCTAATACATTTAGCTGCATTAGAGCCGGATAAGTTACAGTCTTTATGTCATATAGTAGAGGTGCAATCTGCAGTAACAAAAGCATATAAAGATAAAGTAAAAGAAGTAGGCAGCGATCAATTTGTCTTTACGCGAAAAGAATATGATAAAGCAATGTATTCAGTAGACGCTTTGTTGCAAAATGATATATGGCAACAATTAACAAAAGGGGCATTGTTGGAACAACCCGCGTTTGATATAGTTAACGGCTATCCTTTCCGCGCTAAAGCAGATGTATTAGGAGCAGACTATGTAGCTGATTTGAAAACAACAAGTGATCTTAAAAGCTTTCCTTATAGCGCTCGTAAATATTCTTATGACGTTCAAGTTTATCTATACTGTTCAATATTTAAAATTTCTTATGATAAATTCTTTTTCTTTGTTATTGATAAATCTTCAGGCGACTTAGGATATTATGATGTAAGTGAAGAGTTTTATAATTCAGGCAAAGACAAAGTAGAGTATGCTTTAAAAATATATGAAACATTTTTTGTAAAGCAAGAGCAAGAGTTAAATGAATATATAATAAAAGGAACATTATGATAGAAGCAAAAAAAATAGCAGAATATATTAAAGAACTATCTGGTATAAACCCATTTGAAAATACGCGCAAAAGAAAAAACATAGAAATAAGATCTTTACTTACATTTATGTTAAGGCATCATTGCGACATGAAATTTAAAGAAATAAAAAATTTTTATATAAATAATGGTAAAAACTATGATCACGCCACTGCTATATATAGTTTAAAGTCTTACGAAACGCATAGAAGATATAATCCTCTTCTTGATAAATATTTTGATCTTACCTTATTAATATTAGCAGATAAATCAAAACTTCAAAAAGCTTTAATAAATCATATAGTAGATAATACGCTAGAAAAAGATTTAAAGAAAGTTTTAAAATTAGTAGATAGCTTACCAAAAAAAATTAATACTAGTAAAGATCATATAATAGCAGGCACAGAATGAAAAATAAAAAATGGACACATAAACAAAAGATAGCGCAGATAGAAAGAATAACCGCTAATCTATATATAATGATAGATAAAATATCTAAAGAAATAATAGAGATTAAAAAAAGACTGCCGGAACAAAATTCTGAAAACTAACGTTATATACTTGAATAATCAAGTTTTTTCAAGATGAGTACACACGGAGGCAAACGAGAAGGGTCAGGCAGAAAAGCGAAAGCTGAGGAAATAAAATTAGTTGAAAAATTAACTCCGCTAGAGCCTTTAGCATTTGAAGCTTTAAAAAAAGGTTTAGAGAAAGGCGACTTTAAATATGTGCAACTATATTATAATTATGTAGCAGGAAAACCAAAAGAAACAAAGGACATACATATAAATGAAGATGTACCCTTATTTATTGATTAATGCAACTAACCAAAACCTCAGCGCTAAATAAACTTCGAGAACTAAATAAAAGAGTTCGCATAATTAGAGGAGGATCATCAGCAGGTAAAACAATAGCTATTATAGCAATACTTATAGATTATGCAATTCGCAATAAAGGAAAAGAAATAAGCATAGTAGCTGAATCAATACCGCACTTGCGTAGAGGTGCTTTAAAAGACTTTCTTAATATCTTAAAGGGGTTGAATAGGTATGATGATAGAAAGTTTAATAAGAGTACCTTAAAATACGAATTCAGTAATGGTAGTTATATAGAATTCTTTAGTACAGATCAGCCGGACAAATTAAGAGGTGCAAGAAGAACAGACTTATTTATTAATGAGTGCAACAATGTGAGCTTTGATTCCTACCAACAATTAGCAGTTAGAACATCTGGCAATATATGGCTTGACTATAACCCTGCTAACTTATTTTGGGTTGACAAAGAATTAATAGGACAGCAAGATGCGAACTTTATCACACTAACATACAAAGACAATAACAGCCTACCAGAAACAATAGTAAAAGAAATAGAGAAAGCAAAGACAAAAGCTAAAACCTCAACGTATTGGGCGAATTGGTGGAAAGTGTACGGGCTAGGACAGATAGGTAGTTTAGAGGGTGTATGTATTCCTGATTGGAAACCTATAGACCAAATACCTAATGAAGCTAGATTATTATGTGCAGGTCTTGACTTTGGTTATTCTGTTGATCCCTCAACTATTATAAGATTATATAAATGGAATGATGCTTATATCTTTGATGAGGTATTATATCGTAAGGGAATGTTAAACAGAGATTTAAGTTACTTTATAAAACAAAACAATATACTAGAACACATATACGCAGATAGTGCAGAGCCTAAGTCTATACAAGAGTTAAGAAACTATGGACATAGAATATTTCCTGTTACAAAAGGTAAAGACTCAATAGTCTATGGTATTAACCTAATTAATCAAAATGAAATATATGTAACCTCAAAGTCTAAAAACCTTATTAAAGAATTACAAGGCTACGTATGGGACAAAGACAAAGAAGGTAATAATTTACAAAAACCCACAGGTTTACATCCTGATTGTATTGATGCAGCACGATATGCTTTAATGATGCAATTAAAAAATCCAAACAAAGGAAAATACATAATTCAATAGTTTTAAAACTTTTTATTTCTACGTTATATAGGTATGAGAAAACAAGTTATAGTACCTGATTCACTAAACGAAATTACACTAGAACAATATCAAAAATATCTTAGTATACAAGACAAAAATGAAGATGAGACATTTTTAGCTATCAAGATGATAGAAATATTTTGTGGTATTAAAGCAGATTTAGTTTTAAAAATGAAAGCTACTAGCATAAAAGATATTACAAGTGTGCTAAGTGAAATGTTTAATCAAAGCCCTCCTCTAGTTAAAGAATTTAAAATGAATGGTATTGATTATGGTTTTATTCCAAAATTAGAAGATATGACTTTTGGAGAGTATGTTGATTTAGATACTAATATAGGAGACTTTGATAATATGCATAAAGCAATGGCCGTTCTTTATCGCCCAATAACCCAAAGATATAGAGATAAATATTTAATAAGTGAATATACAGGAGATGATTCTGAAAAAATGAAGGATATGCCAATGGATGCTGTGTTAGGTTCTATACTTTTTTTTTATCATTTAGGGACGGACTTGTCGAGAACTATGCTGAATTATTTGGAGGAGGAGGAGGCAATGAATATAGTGCAGCAGCAAATTTTGGAAAAAAGTGGGGGTGGTATCAATCAATTTTCACACTCGCTCAAGGGGATATTAGAAGATTTGAAAATATCACTAAATTAAATATACACGAATGTTTATATGCTTTAAGTTTTATGAAAGATAAAGCAGAGCTTGAAGCAAAACAAATTAAAAAACAAATGAAAAAATGATAGAAATATTAGAGCACTTATTAGGTTTATGTGGGGAACCACACTTAAATATATTTACGTTAATGATTTTATTAGCTATGCCATTAACATATACACAAATAAGAAAAAAAAGAAAAATAAATGAGTAATCAAGGAGTAAGAGGATATTATCAAATAACAGAAACTATTAAGACACAGTTATTAGCTGATGAGAATGTTAACACAGTAACAACAGGCGATATAACAGAAATAGATTTATCTAAACAAACAATATTCCCTTTAAGCCATATTATAGTTAACAATGTTACAATACAAGAACAAGTGTTACAATTTAACATAAGTGTTTTAGCTATGGATGTAGTAGATCAATCTAAAGATGAAACCACAGACATATTTAGAGGCAATAATAACGAGCAAGATGTTATTAATACACAATTAGCCGTAGTCAATAGATTAGTAGGAGCATTAAGACAAGGCACAATACATAGGGATTTATACCAATTAGATGGAGAAGTTTCGTGTGAATTTTTCTATGAAAGGTTTGAAAATCTAATGGCAGGAGTTACTTGCACTTTTGATGTATTTGTAGCAAACGATATAAACCTATGCGACTAAAAGACACTAAAGACATATTAAACAAGTTCGCTAAGTATGTGGTACAACAATCAAAAAGTAACCTTACTAAGCAAAGAAAAAATGTAACTAAGAATTTATACAATAGTATTGACTATAAAATAAATGAATATAAAGATAGCATCGACTTGTTATTTAGTATGGAAGATTATGGGGCATTTCAAGACTTAGGGGTAAGTGGTACAAAAACAAAATATAACACTCCTTACAGTTATCGAACAAAGATGCCCCCAAGCAAAGCATTTAGTGGATGGGTAGTAAGAAAAGGATTAAGTGGCACTAGAGATAAAGCAGGAAAATTTGTACCTAGAAAATCTTTACAATATGCAGTAGCAAGAGGTATATTTGAACACGGTATAAAGCCTAGTATGTTTTTTACCAAACCTTTTCAAAGAGCGTTTAAATATCTACCACAAGAATTAAGAGATGCATTTGTTTTTGACATAGAGCAAGACAAAATGTTTTTTCCACAAAATATGAACAAAAATTAATTATGGCAAATATATTATTAAGAAGCCCGTACTTCGAGACAGTTACAACAGGATCACATCTATCTGCTAAGTTAGAATTAACAATAGATGGTACTTTAAGATATACAATAATTAAAAATGCTACATCTAATAGAACCGTGTTTGAAATAGCTAGTTTAGCTAAAGATTATTATAACGTAGATGTATCTCTTTTAGATACTGTAGCAATTTCAGGGACTTGGTATGCATATGATGCTATAGATGGAGGAGGTACACAATTAGCCACCTCTTCATTTACCCACACAGGTTATTTTGGTTATTCTTTATTTACAGATGGTGTAAATACAACTATAAACAATACTAATGCTGAACTTACTAATACAGGTGGTTCTCAAATTATATATCTACCAGATAACACAGCAGGCTATGCTTATGATATGAATAGTGGTACTGCAACTCTTGCAACGATAAGCACGTCGGCAACAAGCGTAGCAGCAGCATCAGGTAATTACACTTGGACAATAGAGCGAATATGCAACCCTACTTATACACCTATAGAAGTTAACTTTATCAATAAGAATGGAGTGCCTCAGAATCACTATTTCTTTTTAAAATCAACAAAGAATTTAAGAACAAAAGCAGATAATTATAAGAAAAATATATTCGATTATTCCTCGTCTAATTATAACAGGAAACATCATCAAAACGCTGTATTTAATAAAAATGGCAATATAAGATATACTTTAAACACCGACTATATGATAGAAGCATATAATGATGTAATGCAGGATTTGTTATTAAGTGAATATGTTTGGATTGATTATGATGGTATATCATCTCAGCCTGTTGTTGTTACATCTAGTTCATTTAAGTATAAAACATCAGTAAATGACAGATTAATACAATACACGATAGAAGTAGAACAAGCAAATCAAATTATTAATAATATACTATAAATGAAGCGTGAGGTACAATTATATATATCTGATACTAGAGTTGATTTATTCAAAGATGAAACAATAAGTATCACAGATTCTATACAGAACATTTCTGATATAAGTAAAGTATTTACACCATTTTCTAAAACATTTAATTTACCAGCATCAGCAACAAATAATAAACTATTTCAACACTATTATAATTTTAACATTAGAGATGGTTTTGATGCAAGGTTCCAAGTATCTGCAAAAATAGAAATTAATTTTGTTCCATTTAGAAATGGTAAAATCAGATTAGAAGGTGTGTCTATGAAAAACAATAAGCCTTATTCTTATAAGGTAGTTTTCTTTGGAGAGCCATCAAGTCTAAACGATTTATTTGGTGAAGAGGATTTAAGCTCTTTAAACCCATTATCTACATATGACATTGAGTATAATTTAGATGATTTATTAAATGCTTTTAAAACTGGTTTACAAAGTACAGGAGTTTTAGCAACTAATGATTCTAATAGAAACATAGTAGTCCCTCTTATAACTTTAAAAAATTATTATACTTATGATACACCTAGCACAAATAGATTAGACACAGGTAGTTTTTCAGATATAAAAAATGAAGTAAAACCTGCTATAAAAATTAAAAGAATTATTGAAGCAATACAAACTCAATATAATATTGCTTTTAATATGGTAGATGAACATACAGACGAATTTGTATTAACTGAAGATGGATCAATAGCTTTAGACGAAAGTGGAAATCCTATAGTGCAAGAAGGTGCAACAACTGATATAAAAACTTTTTTTGGAAGTGAAATGTTTGATGAGCTTTATTTATGGTTACATAGAGAAAAAACTCCATCAAGTGCTGAAGGAGCTACTCCAACACAATATGGCGTAGATCAAACAACTAGAAATATAAAATATAAACTTTCAACATATACTTCGCTTTATCCTACTTGTGGCAGCGCAGATGTTTTATCAGGAGATAACTTAACTGTAAATGAAGGGGAATCATATACAATAAGAATTAGGTTAGCACCAAGTATTACAACGAATACAGGTGAAATTATAGTTAGAGACATAACAACAAACGAAATACTATACTACAAAGAAAATATAGCATTTAATTCATCATCAACAGTAACAGTAATTCTAACTGATTTAACAAGTGGTACATTAAGTTCAAGAACATATAAGCCTGAAATAAGAATTAATTGTCAAACAGTACAAACATTTGCTTCATTAAATGCTTGTGGTAATGTTGGTATGCAAATAGATAAAACAGTAGGTGGAGTTACTACAAATCACTTTTACGGAAATGCAAGTACAATAGTTTTAGGCTTTGGTGTTTTTATACAAGACTATTTACCTAAAATGAAAATAATTGACTTTTTAGCTGGTTTATTTAAGATGTTTAATTTAGTTGCTTATACTAAAGTTGACAGCAGTACTATTTATGTAGAAACCTTTGATGACTATATGACTAAGGGGGTAGTAAGAGATATTACTGAATATATAGATATATCACGATCTAACATAAATCGTCCAGTTCCTTATAGTAGAATTAACTTTAAATACTCACCTCCTGTTACTCAAACTAGTTTAAGGTTCATAGATAAATTTGCACAAGTATTTGGAGATTTAAAATATCAAGCGCCCGAGAAATATGATGGACAAGAGTTTAATCAAAATTTACCTTTTGAAAGAAGTGTATTAATAAATTTAGTAACTAATTCAGGAGCTATTACTAATAATATTTTAGGTTGGTGGGTAGATGCAGACAGTAAAACTGCTTTAGGAAAACCATTTATATTTTTTAACAGACTAACTGATGCAAGTAGTTATCCTCTTTTTGTTTCGCAAACAACATATAATGCGCCATCAAATGTATCTGTAGATGAAAATCATACTTTAAACTTTAATGCAGAGTATAGTGAATTTAACAGAGATATAAATGAAAATAGTTTATTTAAAAGATTTTATGAGCAATATATTATACAGACATTTCAAGAAAATGGTAGAATTATAAAATTATCCGCTCAATTGCCAATAAGTTTTATGTTAAACTATGAGCTTAATGATATTATGCAAATTAACGGAGAACAATATTATATAAATAGTATTAATATGAATTTAGCAACAGGCAAATCAGAATTAGAATTAATAGTAAAAACAGCAGAATATACAAATAGCGTACTGACATAATGATAAGAAATATAATAGAATTATTGCCTTATTTAAAAGGCGAAACAGAAAATATAAGAATAGCACAAGGCAAATACAAAATGCCAGAGACTATTAAAGAAGGTTATAAACAAATAAAACAAGAGCTATGGCAAAGAAAGTCTATATAGATTTTGAGTTAAGATACAAAGAAGCTGTCAAGAACTTAGATGAAATGCAAAAAGAGTATTCTAAGTTAGAAAAGCAAGTAGAAAAAACTTCAGAGTCTCAACAAGAATTAGGTAACATATTAGACACTACTACAGGTGGAGCTGTTACTAAATTTAAAAATCTTAGAGGTACTCTAGGAAATGTTATTAAAAGTTTTAAATCATTAAGAGTAGCGATCTTAGCTACTGGTATTGGTGCTTTAGTTATTGCTCTAGGTTCTCTAGTTACAATGTTCCAAAACTCAGAAGAGGGACAAAACAAGTTTGCTAAATTAATGACACAAATAGGAGTTGTTACTGGCAACGTAATAGATATTGTTAGTGATTTTGGTAGTGTAATGTTTAATGTGTTTACAGGAAACTTTAAAGCAGCAGGAGAAGCATTAAACGAAGTTACAGAGGGTATAAAAAACTTTGGGGAAGAGACAGCTAAAGAAATAAAAGTTGCTGGCGAATTATCTGACAAAAGAGCTAAAGCTGATAAATTAGAAAGAGATTTAATTGTAGAAAGAGCTGAGGCAACACGAAAATTTAATGAGCTAAGAGAAAAGGCTGCAGACAAAGAAAATTTCACCGCACAAGAAAGAATTGATTTCTTAGTAGAGGCTGGTAAAATAGAAGAAGAAATAACACTTAAAGAAATAGATGCAGCTAGGTTAAGGTTTGAGGCAAAAAGAGATGAAAACAAATTATCACAATCAACTAAAGAGGATTTAGATGAAGAAGCAAGACTTAAAGCTGTATTAATTGAACTCGAGGCTGGAAGATTAAAGAAACAAAAAACTTTAAATGCGGAGTTGACTACTAATAGACGAGAAGCTAAAGCAGAAGAAATAGCGGATGAAAATGAACTAGCTGCACTAAAGAAAAGTATTAGAGAAGCAGAGGCTGTTTCTGAGGAAGATAAAAGGGCTTTAGAATTACAAAAAATAGATGAGCATTATCAAAATTTAATAGATAAAGCTATAGAAAATAATTTAGCTACCGATGAGCTTGAAAACGCACAAAGACAAGCTAAGCTAGATAAACAAGCTGAGTTTGATGCTGAAGATGATAAAAAGAAACAAGAGAAAAGGGATAAAGAATTAGCTGATGCCCAAGCTGTACTAGATGAGGAAGCAAAAATAGAAGCCCAAAGAGTTGCATTAAGAGAAAAAACTTTTAATAATGCAGTTCAATTAGCAGGCGCAGAAAGTCGTTTAGGCAAAGCGTTGCTTTTAGCAAAACAACTTATTCTAGCTAAAGAATTTATATTAGACGCAAAAAAACAAATTATGGCTGCTAAAAGTGCAGTAAATCAAGCCACTCTTAATGCTGCTGAAGCAAGCACAGAAACAACCGCATCAGTTGCAAAAGCTGCAAATGCCGCGCCTCCTCCTTTTAATATACCTTTTATATTAAGTGCTATAGCTACAGGAGCTTCAGTAATTAGTGCGGTTAGAGGTGCAGTAAAAGCTACTAAAAAAGCTGCAGCAAGTACAGGAATAGGAGGTGGAGGTGGAGCTTCACTTGAAAACATTAGTACACCTACCATATCTGACGTAAGTGGCGGAGAATCGGTTACTCCTCAACTGGGATTAGCTGGTGGTTCAGGAATAAATCAAATAGCTCAGGCATTTGGACAGCAACCTCCAGTACAAGCATTTGTAGTAAGTGGAGACGTAACAACAGCTCAAGAACTAGACAGAAACATAATTACAAGTGCAAGTATAGGATAAACAAAAAATTAATTTAATACGTTATAATAATATGAAGATTATAGAACTTATTTTAGGAGATGGTGTATTTTCAGGAATAGAAGCTATTTCACTTGTTGAATCTCCTGCAATTGAAGAAGACTTTATAGCTTTAAAATCTCAAGAAGTTAAATTAGCAGAAATATCTAACGAAAAACGAATTTTAATGGGCGCTTTACTTGTGCCTAATAAACCAATATATAGAAAAAGTGGTAAAGAAGAATATTATATATATTTCTCTAAAAAAACAATAGAAAAAGCATCTCAGCTTTATTTAATGAATGGTAATCAAAATAATACTACTTTAGAACATCAGTACTCTTTAAAAGGGCTAACATTAGTAGAATCTTGGTTAGTAGAAGATGAAGTACACGATAAATCTAGAAAATATGGTTTAGATGTGCCACTAGGTACTTGGATGGGAGCAGTAAAAGTAAACTCTGATGAAGTTTGGGATGAATATGTAAAAACAGGAAAAGTTAAAGGATTTAGTATAGAGGGTTATTTTGCTGATAAAGCAGAACGTCCACAAGAACCAATAAATGACTTTGAAGAAGAAGAGGCAGCAGAAATGCTTTCTGTAATTAGATCAATTATAAAAAAAGATGCTAGACTTAAAGAAGGTGAAAGAAGAGAGTTTGAATCATATAGTGATTATCCTCAAGCACTTAAGAATAATGCTAAAAGAGGTATAGATTTAAATGAGAAAGTAAAGAATAAGTGCGCTACTCAAGTTGGCAAGATAAGAGCTAAACAACTATCACAAGGTAAACCAATCTCTAAAGAAACTATAAAGAGAATGTACTCTTATTTAAGTAGAGCGCAGGAATATTATAATGAATCAGACAAAGAGGCTTGCGGCACTATATCTTATTTATTGTGGGGTGGTAAAGCAGGTTTAAGATGGGCAGAATCTAAATTAAAAGAATTAGGAGAAATAGAATTAGCTTCTATGATTGTTAATGAAGATTTTGCAATTATAGATGATAGATTAGCTTACTCAACACAAGAAAAAGCCGAAGAAATGGCAAAGAACATAGGTTGCAAGGGTTTTCATACTCACGAATACGAGGGTAAGACTTGGTATATGCCCTGCGAGTTTCATGTCAAAGAAGATATGAATAAATGCCCTAAGGGTTTTAAAAAAGTATATGGTAAATGTGTAAAGATGGCAGAGGTAGGCAAAAGAGGGGGAATTAAGAAATCTCCTAAAGCGCCAAAGTCAGATACACCAAATCCGAACCCAAAAGGTAAGGGCACAGCAAAAGGCGACGCCTCAACAACAAGAGGGGCTAAAGTATCTAAAAAAGATGAAGCTACATTAAAAAAAAAGTCAGATGAGTTTAACGAGAGATACAAAAAGAAATTAGGGTATGGTGTAAATGTAGGAATGTTAAAGGCGGTATTTCAAAGAGGTTTAGGAGCTTTTAATGTTTCAAGAAGCCCAAGAGTAAAAAGTGCTTCTCAATGGAGTTTTGCTAGAGTAAATGCTTTTTTATATTTAGTTAAAAATGGCAGGCCTCAAAACAAAAAGTATACAACAGATTTTGACTTATTACCAAAAGGTCACCCTAAAAAACAATAATGGCTCGAAAGGTTGTTAGAACATATGTAAAACCAAAACGTAAATCGCATCCTCATAGCAAAAATGCGAGTGCAGGTAAAACAGGATATAAAAAAAAATATAGAGGACAAGGGAAATGAAAAAAATATGTTTATTTATACAGTGGATAACCTTTAAAAAAGTTTGTTTAGGATATTGCCAAAAAGGTTTATGCGCTAAAAAAAATAAAAAACAATAAAAATGAGAAAAGTAATCATACCAGCAAAAGCTAGCCCGAGGGGTGGTAGAAGAGGATGTTTATGTGAAGATAACACCTATTCTGTTAAATGTTGTGATGGTAGCATAAGAGCGCAAGGTATAGGCAACATAACAAAAACACCATAATTAAAATAAAAAAACCAAAAATACAAATATAAATTAATAATCGTTATAGTAATATGAAAGCAACAGAAATCTTAAAAAATATCAAAACTTTCTTAGGAGAAGAAACAATAGAAGAAACTCCAGTAGAACTTCAAGAAGAAGTTACAGAGGAAGTAAAAGTAGAGTTAGCACAAGCTAAACTTGAAAACGGAACACTAGTAGAATCAAGTTCATTTAAAAAAGGTGATGAAATTTTTATCATAACAGATGATGAAAAAGTAGCTATGCCCGTCGGAGAATACGTTATGGAAGATGGTAAACTTCTTGTGGTTGAAGAAGAAGGTATTATCGCTGACTACAGAACTGTTTCTGATGACGTACCCCAAAAAGAAGATAAAATGAAAGAAGATGAAATGAAGGAAGAAATGGATGAAGAAGCAGCAGTTTATGACTGGAAGGGTATGGAAAAAAGAATTAAAAATCTTGAAGACGCTATTGCAGATTTAAAATCTAAAATGGGAGAAAAAGAAGATTTTGAAAAAGTTGAGCAAGAAGTAAAGCAACAGTTATCAGAAACACCTGCTGCTGATCCTATTACTCATAGTCCAGAAGTGGACAATAAGAAAATCAATCTAAAGTATGCAAACAAAAGAGCGCAGTCTTCTTTAGATCGTGTATTAAGTAAAATGTATAATAATTAAAATTAATTTAAAATGGCAAATCCAACTTATACCGCTGGAACTTACTCAGGTGAATTTAGTGGTAAAATCATAGGCAGTGCATTGTTATCAGCTTCTACTTTAGATGCAGGAGCGATTACAATTATGCCTAACGTAAAGTACAAATCTGTATTACAGGTAGGTGCTTGGGCAAATGTAGTAAAGGGTGCATCTTGTGATTTTGATAGCACTACTACTACTTTAACTTTAACAGAGAAAGTATTAGAGGTTAAAGAACTTCAAGCTAATGCTCAGTTATGTAAAAAAGAACTTAGAGATGAATGGCAGGCGGTTGAGATGGGATTCTCGGCTTATTCAGAAATCCCCGCTTCTTTCGAGGAGTATGTGCTTTCTAGAGTAGCTGCTCAAGTAGCAGATGCTACAGAGACTTCAATTTGGGCAGGTGCAGCAGGTGCTGATGACTTTGATGGTTTTCAAGCTTTATGTGCTGGTGATGGTACTGTAGTTGATGTTACAGGTACTGCTGTTGATTCAGCTAATGTAATTGCAGAAATGGGTAAAATGATTGATGCTGCAAATGTTGCATCTTTATCGAAACCTGATATTACTCTTTATGTATCAAATAATATAGCTAGAGCTTATATTAGAGCTTTAGGTGGTTTCGGTACAGCTGGTTTAGGTGCAGCGGGTGTTAACAATCTAGGTACTTCTTGGTATTCTAACGGAGCTCAATTAACTTTTGAGGGTATTCCTGTATTTGTTTGTAATGGTATGGCTAGTGATAGAATGATCCTTACTTACAAGAGCAACCTTTTCTTTGGTACCGGACTTTTATCAGATCATACGGAAGTAAGATTTATTGATATGGCTGACAAAGACGGGTCTCAAAACGTAAGAGTAATTATGAGATATACTGCAGGATGTCAAATCGGAGTAGGAGCAGATATTGTTTACTATTCTTAATAACTAATCTAAGAGGGGTAGTTAACGCTACCCTTTTTATAATAAATATATAATATGGCTTGTTTATTAACTAAAGGTAGAAATATACCATGTAAATCAGGGGTAGGTGGCTTAAAGTCAGTTTACTTTGCAGATTTCGGCACTTTAGGTGCAATTACTATTACAGATTTTGAAATAGCATCTATTGCAGGTAGCCCTACTTTATATCAGTTTGATCTCAAAGGCAACTCTACGATGGAAACCACAGTAACAAGTTCTAGAGAAAATGGTACTACATTTTATGAAAGTACTTTAACTTTAAACTTCACTTTCCAAGACAGACACACTCAAGAAGAGATAAGACTTCTTGCTATTGCACGTCCACATATTTGGGTTGAGGCTTATAGTGGCGAAGCAGGTAGCTCTTACTATTTAATGGGTAAGGTTAATGGCTGTGAGCTAACTTCAGGAACATTTTCAAATGGAGCAGCAATGGGAGACTTAAATGGTTACTCATTGACGTTTGTAGCTACAGAAATGGCTGCGCCAGACTTTACAGTTTCAACAGTTGTAACAGGTGCTTCTCAAGGTTCTAAAATAACTCCTAACTAATAGGGTTTACTTTGTATCAAAATAAATTAAGGGGTATGTAAATCATATCCCTTTTTTTTATATCTTTATTTAAACTTTATAAGTTTTCATAATTGAATATAGTTTTTGTTTAGTAGAAAGAGGCAGTTTAAGTACTGCCTTTTTTTATACACAAAATTTAAAGTTTGTACGTTATATAAATATGATACACTTGACTACATCTGCTTCAGCTCAAACTATGAAAATAATTCCGAGAAGTTATGCTGGTACAGTAAGTATGATATTAAGAGACGATTCAACAAACGCTTCTACAACTTATTCATCTATTAGTACAACAACAGACAAGAATTACTTAGTAATATCTAAAGCATTAAGCCCTGTATTAGTAGAAGGTAGATTTTATGACTTAACAGTTAAACAGGGATCAAGTGTTATTTATAAAGATAAGATATTTTGTACTGATCAAACTATTAATCAATCTAACAATGATTATTATTCAGTAAATGACGGAGCTTATACAGTTCCAACTGGTACAGATGCTTATGATAATGATTATATTATAATATGAAAAATAAAACAGAATTAAGTATTGTTAATTTAAGCACGTATACTTCTCCGCAAGTAAAAGAAAAAGCTGGGGCTGATTGGATTGAATTCGGATCTGATAATAACTATTTTCAATACCTAATCGACAGGTATAATGGCTCACCAACTAATATGGCTATTATAAATGGTATTTCCGAAATGATTTACGGAAAAGGCTTAGATGCTACTAATTCTAATAAGAAACCAGAAGAATATGCAATGATGATTACTTTATTTAAAGATGAGGTGGTTAGAAGATTATGTTCTGATTTAAAGTTAATGGGACAATGTGCAATACAAGTTATTTATTCTAAAGATAGAAGTAGAATTGTAAAGTTAGAGCATATTCCTGTAGAAACTTTAAGAGCAGAAAAATGCAATGATAAAGGAGAAATACCTGCATATTTTTATTTTAATGATTGGGCTAAATATCGTAGAGGTAATAAACTAAAAAGAATACCTGCTTTTGGAATGTCAAACGAAGGACTAGAAATATTATATGTAAAGCCTTATAGATCAGGTTATAAATATTATAGTCCGCCAGATTATGAGGGGGGAACTCAGTACGCCGAACTTGAACAAGAGATTAGTAATTATCATCTTAACAACATTCTAAATGGACTAGCTCCAAGTATGTTAATTAATATGAATAATGGGACACCATCTCCAGAGGAAAGAGAGATGATAGAGCAAAGAATATACCAAAAGTTTTCTGGTAGTTCTAATGCTGGTAAATTTATTTTAGCATTTAATGATGATCCTGCAACTGCAGCAACTATAGAACCTATACAATTAAGTGACGCGCATAATCAGTATCAGTTTTTAAGTGATGAAAGTTCTAAAAAAATTATGGTAGCTCATAGAGTAGTAAGCCCTATGTTACTTGGAGTAAAAGACAATACTGGTTTTGGTAGCAATGCAGACGAATTAAAAACAGCTAGTATATTAATGGACAATATGGTAATACGCCCCTTTCAAACGCTTTTAATTAACGCTTTTGATAGAATCCTTGCTTATAATGATATATCGCTTCATTTATACTTTAAAACGCTTCAGCCGCTTGAATTTACAGACTTAACTAATGTGGTAGATGCTGAAACAAGAGAAGAAGAAACAGGAGTTAAATTATCAGAGAATAAAGAAAATACAAATCTTTCTGATCTTGACAAGTTTATAAACTTAGGGGAAAATGAAGAAGATTTATTAAAAGATTATGATTTAATTGATGAACACGAGGTAGACTATGATTTAGAGGATGAATTAGATGCAAACATTGAGCAATTAAACAATGAAGTAAAATTAGCTAGAGTAGGTAAAGCAACCCCGTATAAAGAGAGTGAGCAAGACGGCAAAAGTAAAAAAAAGGGTAAAGAAGATGTTACATACTTAGTTAGATATATGTACACTAAAGCAGCGGGTGAAGCTGATTCATCTCGTGAGTTTTGTGTAAAAATGATGGCAGCTAATAAAGTTTATCGTAAAGAAGATATTCTTGAAATGAGTGATAAACCTGTAAATGCTGGGTTTGGAAAAGGTGGTGCTGCAACATATTCAATATGGCTTTGGAAAGGCGGAGCAAGATGCTTTCATAGATGGACTAGAAAAATATATGCTAGAAAAGATGGCGATAGAAGTTTAGGAGATACTGTAAGTACAAATAAAGCAATTAAAGATGGTTTTAAACCTAAAACAAATAATAAAAAGGTAGCTATAGCACCTAGAAATATGGAATACGAAGGGTACACTGCTGCATATTGGAATAAGATGGGATTTACTTATGATAATTTAAAGAGGTAA